TTAACCCTCTGGACGGGCGGTGCTACGGTGCAAGTCCGTACAAGCCGGATGTGTCGGTTCGCCGCCCATTTAAGGAGAGATCATGCCGAATTACAATTTGTCTACTCGCCAGCGGATTGCCGATATAAATGGCGGTCTTCGCGTTGACAAAGGCGCAACGGCGATAACGGGCATCAGCACGAAAGACCTGTTCACCGTTTCTGGTGGGAATTGCCTCGTCATCGGTCTTATCGGAGAGGTGACTACGATCATCCAGAACCAGGCGAACAACACGAAGTTCATCTCCACGCCGACGACAGGGACGGCGGTTGATATGTGTACCGTCGTGGATATCGCCAACCTGGAGGCCGGAGGATTCCTTTCCATCCCCGGTGCGGTAGGGTCTGCGGCTGCGGTTACAAATGCTGGCGCAGCGAATTTCGCTACCACGGGAATCGTCGTCGCTCCGGGAACGATTGGAATTAACACTGCGGCAAGCAATACAGGGGCTTTCAAGTTTTCGATCTGGTACATCCCGCTTGAAGATGGAGCTTCCATCGCCGCTGCGTAGTGAAAACCAGGGCGGGGTGGCGTCGCGCCACCCCGCTTTTTTAGGAGAGAATTATGGCCGTTAAGTTGGTCACGGATTCAAAATATTATCTTGGCCTTTCATCGGACTCCAAGCCGACAGGAGTTCCGGTGGGTTCAACCTTCTGGGCCTACGATACGAATATCGAGTACGTCACCGTGGATGACGGAACGACTTGGGCGATTCTGCACGTTCATTCATTGCTCGAGGGGACGACCTTCGATCTGAATCAGGCGGCGAATACTTACGATCTCTATACCGCCACGGATGGGACGATCTTCGTACAACAGGTTACATTCACACTACCAGCATCCCCGGATGTAACTGATGATGCGACGATCACCTCCATCTCCATTCAGACCGATACGACTCCCGTTGTAACGATTCTTTCGGCCGCGGCGGGGGTGAAGGCGAATCTCATCGCAGGAACGACCTTCACCTACTCGACTCCGTTCTATCTGCCCACGGGCAAGAAAATCCAGATCACCATCGCCGGTGGAGCCGCGGATGCGTCAACGGTCTGTACTGTAAACGCGAAGTATACTTCATCGAACCCATCAGCATATCTCGCTCCGTAAGGGGACGCCATGAACGCAGTCCTTGTGACCGCCCCGACCATCGAACCCGTCACCGTTGTAGAAGCGAAAGACCATCTTCGCATCACGACCAACGATGAGGATGAACTTGTCAAAAACCTCATCATGACGGCGAGGGGATATGTCGAGGATATCACCCGCAGGGCGATAATGACGCAGACATGGGACTTGTATCTTGATTCCTTCCCCTCCGGGGATGCCATCGTTTTACCGTTCGGGAATCTTCAGTCCGTAACCCATGTCAAGTACACGGACTCCGATGGTTCCCAGACAACCATGACCGTGACCACGGAATACCTCGTCGAGACGAACGGGACGGGACTCGGGAGAATTGTCCTCCCCTATGGGGTGTCCTGGCCTACGTTTACCGCCTACTCATCCAACCCCATCGTGATCCGCTTCATCTGTGGTTGGACTACGCAGGCCCTCGTTCCCTACCAGATCAAGGCGGCGATTCTCATGAACTGCTCTGATCTCTACGAGAACCGCGGGGAACGGCTCATTACCGTGGGGCAAGGCGTTACGGAGAACATGGTTTCGGATAGACTTCTCGCTTCTCATCGGCTCTGGTGGTCGCTTTGAGAATAGGGGATCTAAGGCACAAGATCGAGTTGCAGGAACCTACTTCCGCCTCCGATGGGATGGGCGGGGAGACGATCACGTTCAGCACTTCTGCAACGGTTTGGGCGGCTGTGTGGCCCATCCCTGCGATTGAGCAGATTCGCGCTGCGGCCCCGACGATGATCGGGACCCATCGGGTGAGGATCCGGTATTACAGCGACCTCGCTCCGGATTGGCGAATCAAGTTTGGGACAAGATATTTCTCGATTGTTTCCATCGTGAATCCGAGCGAGAAGAACGAAATGCAGGAACTTATCTGCAAGGAAGTTCTATGAAGAACTTGTCCACAGCAATCTTTTCAAAGATCACGGGGAGCGCATTTTCCACATCGATTGGGGGGAGGTTATATAAGTCCAGGGCACCGCAGAACGCGACCTGGCCCTATGTTGTTTACTACCTGATTTCCGATGTGCCTGCGGATACGTTTACGGAGAGATTGGAGGACGTAACGATCCAGTTCTCCATATTCTCCAATGCCTCTGGAACGACTGAGATCGAAGATATCTTCACAAATCTGAAAGCCCTGTTCGATTACTGTTCCCTGACCATCACCGGCAATGCCCATCTTCTCATGCAGAGGCAGAACGCATCGCTATCCAGCGGGGAGATTGATGAGAAGGAAGGCGGGGGACTGTATTTCCAATATGACATCGACTACAACGTGATGATGAAAAAGAACTGAGCGGCCAAAGGAGGGAACCCTTGGTATCGATCATCATTCCGGCTTTCAACCAGCACGAAATGACGATTGAATGTATCACGGCGATTCGGGAAACCACGAAGGATTGCGAAATCATCCTGATCGACAACGGATCGGATCCGCCGTTCACAAAGCCATATACCGGATTCATCGATTGTAAGTTAATCCGGAATAGCGAGAACAAGGGATTCCCGGTGGCGGTCAACCAGGGGATTCGTGCCGCCCACGGGGATACGATTATCCTTTTGAACAACGATGTGATCGTCACTCCAGAATGGGCAGATAAATTGCTTGCCGCCCTGGATGATTATTCCATCGTTGCTCCGATGGCGAACGATTGCGCCGGGGCGCAACGTGCCTATACGGATACCTACGAAAATAAGGACGAACTGAATAAGGTCGCATCCGCCTGGGCCGAGCACTACGGGGATTACGTCTGGGAAGCCCGATGGGTTATCGGGTTCTGCATGGCGTTTCGCAAGTCCCTCGCAGACGAGTTGGGTCCTTTCGATGAATCTCTGTGGCCCTGTTGCGGGGAGGAGATTGACTTCTGCCTCCGGGCGAGGGAGAAGGGGCATCGTATCGGCGTCGTTTACGGATGCTATGTTCACCATGAAGCAAGCACGACGTTTAAGGCTATCAGCAAAGAGCATTCTTACAACGAAATCATGGAGCGCAACGAGAAGCACCTCGAGAAGAAGTGGGGACCCGGCTGGTCAGAACAGAAGATAAGTGCTTCCCCGGTTCCCAACGGGCTATGCCTAAATCTCGGTTGCGGATTGGTGAAGGTCCCGGGATACATCAATCTTGACAATCGGCTTGAAGTGAATCCGGACGTAGCCTGGGATGTTCTCGAAGGGCTTCCCTACAAGGATAGTACAGTGGATATCGTCCGGGCATACGACTTCCTCGAGCATATCCCGATAGGATCCACCGTCTTTGTAATCGATGAAATCTGGAGGGTGCTGAAACCCGGGGGGATATTTGAATCCTTCACCCCCGATGCCGAGCATGGGCAGGGGGCGTTTCAGGACCCGCATCATGTTTCATTCTGGGTAGAAAACACATGGAGGTACTTCTCTGAGGATTCAGAACGGGAACTATACGGTGGTCATGCGAATTTTCTGATTGAATCAATGGATAGGGTAGAGTCGGGAAATCGGGTATTTCATCTCCATGTGATTGCAAGGGCAAGGAAATGAAGATTTCCAACTTCCGGCTCGGGATAGGCATTCCGCTTTCATTCCATCTAATCCCGAGCGCATTCTTCGACTCCTTCATCACGATGGAGAAGCCGCCATTTATCTATCTTCGGACAAGTAACGGTCCCGTGGATGAGATGCGGAACAACATCGTAAAGGATGCCACAGCCGCCGGTTGCTCCCATCTGATGATGATGGATGTGGATCAGGTATACCATCCTGGAACGATCATGCGGCTTCTATCGCATAAGAAACCGATAGTCGGATGCCTGGTGTATCGCAGATATCCGCCGTTCGATCCTTTGATTCTCAAAGGCAAGATCGGGGAGTACGAAACGATCTTCGATTGGGAAAAGGATTCACTCGTGGAAGTGGACGCAACCGGGGCGGGATGCCTCCTGTTCGACATGGAAATTTTCCGCAAGATGCCCCAACCTTGGTTTCGCTTCCGGGAGTACAAGGGCAAACCCGTGGGGGAAGACATCGGCCTGTGTTCCGATTTGAGAGCCGCAGGGTACAGGATATTCGTGGATACATCCGTCCCGGCTGGGCATCTCTCGCAGATTCAGATAACCGAAGGGACCTGGAGGTTATACCGAAGGCTCAAGGAAACCGAAATCAAATCCCATGAGTACGATCATGGAGTTCTCATAAACAAATAGTCACCTGTAAACAGGGAATCTCGAAAAGAAGGCCGCCATTGTGCGGCCTTTTTTATTTTCCATGTCAAGGAGGAAGAAGGAATGTCTTTCAAGGCTGGTAACAACGCAAAGGTAACGCTCGGATCCGCGACCGTCGTGGGGATGGGGACCTGGGAACTCCCGGGGATCACCACGGATCTTCTGGAAAGCACTTCCTTCGGGGATTCCGCGAAGCAGTTTATGACGGGCCTTCTGGATTACGGGGATGTCAATTTCTCCGGCCTCTACGATCCAGCGGATACAACGGGCCAAGCAGTTCTCATCAGCGCGAACAAGAACAGCTCCAAGGTAAACGTCATCCGGCTCTACGTTGACAACACGACCTACTGGACCCCGGATGTGACCAACGACTCCGCTGCCGGGATGTATGTCCAGACCGTCGCAATCGGCATGGACAAGAGCGGCCTGGGAACGATCAAGTTCTCCGGCAAATGCACGGGGCCGTGGATTCTGACTTCCGGAGCCTAATAACGGAAGACACAGGAGGGAAGTTTTATGCGTTTTGACCTGTCAGGGAAAGTGGACGGGGAATGGTTTCGGTTCTTCCGCAGCGAAATGAAGGAGAACGGGGAGATTGAATATCTACCCCCGGAGGAGAATGCGGGGAAGGTGTGCCTTCGTATTGCCGACCCCGCAACGGTGGAGAAGATACAGAACGAAACACGCAAGGTTCGCCATGAGTTCGTCTTGAATCCCAGGACGAGGGCAATGGAGCGGGTGACGTTTGAGGATCAGACCCCGGAACAGGAAAAGAGAGAACGGGAGATGATCTGGGACTTCGCCATTCAGGATTGGCAGGGGATCCTCGATGGTGATGGGAATGAAATCCCCTGTGTCCTTGAGAACAAGATGAAGTTGATGAACATTCCGCAGTTCGCCAGGTTTGTCGGGCGGTGTTTGCAGATCATCACCAACGCTAATGCTGAAGTAGAGGAAACCGCCGGAAAAAACTGATCGAGGTCGCACAGTGGACGATGGAGTCCCTTCCCAACTGCGCGGCCTGTCGGAAGATTTATATGGGGCGGGATCCGCAGGAAGAACCTCCTTGTGAAACGTGCAAGCCAGAGATTTCCGAGGATAACAAGGAAGCGTTCTTCATCTACTCCCTCGTCCAGAACCAATTCATCATGGGTCCTGCGGGGCCGGTGGATGTGAACCAACTCGCTGTCTGGGAAGCGATAGACAGGTTCAAGGTTAGAAACGGACAGGACGTATTCAAGAAGGTTCTTCATCTCTCACGATGGATGATCGGGAGGTTGGCCGAAAAGAATGAAAGTCGCTAAGTGGAGGATGAAAGAAGTCGGCGCACTTGTCCGGGCGAAGTCGATACAGGCTGGACAAGAGATTATGGATAATGTCGCCGCAGTAGCGAAAACAAAATGTCCGGTCGGAACGGTTACTCGGGAACCCGGATACATCAAGGTTATCCATCTTAACTTTATTCCCAAACGGGGCCGGAACAAGGGGAAGGAAGTCTCGTTTACCGCAAGGCATTGGACGGGGAGAAGTCCTGGTTCGCTTCGTAGGTCTATCCGGCGAGTTGATAAACCATCAAGACCCGGAAACATCCGCGTTTATGCCGGTCACTTCAAGGTTCCTTATGCTCATTTCGTCGAGTATGGAACGGTAAAGATGGCCCCGAGGCCATTCATGCGGAATACATTCAACTCAATGAAAGAGCATATCAGGGACAGGATTGAAAAAGCGGTTGCCGAAGAACTCAGGGAGCAGGGATGAGCGCAGGGTCAATATTCGTAGAACTCGACATCGATGCCAGCCGCTTTACCGCCAAGGAACGAAGAATCATTGATTCTGCTCGGGACATGGTTAAGCGGATAGAAGATAACTGGAAACTCCTCGGTGGCAAATCCGATGCCATGTATAACGCGATGCGTCTTAGTGCGGAGAACGCTTTTAAGAGGATAAGCGAATCCGCAAAGGCAAGCGATGCGGAAAAACTCCGGGCGCATAGATTATATGCGGAAAAGATCAAACAGATCGATGATGAGCAAACAGGAAGAGCCGTAAAGAACATCGATAATATCCGCGTCGGTTGGCTCACGATGATTAAAGGGGCCATCGTCTTCCGGACTGCGATGGCGGCTATCCATGGGTTATATGAGTCAACTATCGGTTCCATATTTCGCGGAGTAAAAGCGATAGATGACTTAAAACTCGCACAGGCATCCCTGGCTTCCGCATTCGCAACAAATGATATCTCACTTACTTTCGATAAAGCATACGCAATAGCTGGTGGGATGGTCGAAAAGATTCAGGAAATGGATAGAGCCTTCGTGGGCACAGCTGCAGAACTCACGATCCTCGTAGATGCAATGGCTACCTATGGGGCCGGTGTGGATCTTTCAAACAAACACGCACAGGATCAGTTCGTCGTATTCGGGAACATCATCAAATTGATGACCCGTGGGCAGGACTTCCAGCGACAGGCGATGCAGGAAGTCCGGGCATTGATGGAGGGTGCCAACGTACAGGGTGCATTGATTGTCAAGAAACTCACGGCAATGGGCGTGAATGTGAAGGTGATGATTCCGCTCTGGCGGGAGCAGGGAACCATTATCGAAAACATCAACAAATATCTCTCAGGGTATATAGAGGGTGGAGCAAAGATTGAAGCAACTCTCCAAGCGCAACTCACTTCGCTGAAGACCATTGCTTATTCCGTGTTGCGAGAGGGAATGGCTGGGGCATACGAAGATATATATAATTTCGTTAAGAAAATAAATGATTCCCTCCGGGATGAAAATGGCCTTACGGAAGAGGCAAGGATCACAGTTGAACTCTTAAAAGATTCTTGGGATGGGGTAAAGACTGTAGTAACCGGCATTGCGATTGTTCTGGGCGGGATTGTCAAGGGTATTAAAGAAATATATGAATTGGCGAGAAAAACAAGGGAACTTCAAGCGGGTGAGGGATATTTTATTGACCCATTTGGCATTTATGCTGGTGGGGGAGAGCAGAAAAAGGGAGTAGGGGATTTATCAAAGGCATTGGAAATGTTTTACGGGGCAGATTTATCTGGCGAATTACTAAAGACCAAGGGGGCCGGTGGGAAACTCAGCGATGATCTCGGGAAACTGAAAGATCAATGGGAAGAGACAAAGCGTTCCCTTGAGGCAAAGATCGAAAGCGAAGGGTTGGATGACCTCCAGAAGAAAATCATACAGAACAGGGTGGAAGCGGAAAAGTTAATTGAGAAATTCAAGTCCATTCCTGGTGCTATCGAGACGATTAGGGCGTGGCAGACCGGGGCAGATCGCACGGCGGCAGTGGAACAAGCTGTTAAAAACGTGGAGGCGCAGGAAAAGCAGACCAAGGCTTATATAAGTAATTGGGAAAAGGCACAGATCCAATATAAGAAACTCGTCACCGATGCAAACGATTGGTCTATCAACGATCATCAAAAGGCAATCAATAAAATTCTGTCAAGTGAAAAGACAAGCCTCGATAAGTTAGAGGGTTGGTATCAGGAAGGGTATATAACTCAAAGAGAATACGAGGAGGGAATAGCCGCAGTAAAAAAGGCGACTGCGGAAGCAACCTATATCCAGAAGAAAAAAGAACTCGCCGATGAGATCCGGTTCTACCAGGAAATCGGCGGGTATGGCGAGGCGTACCACAATTCCGTAATGCGTTGGATCGAAATGGAGAAGAAGGAAAGGGCTTCTCTGTTCGGTGAACCGGCGGCGGAAGCATGGGCGCAGCAATATATAAAAGATTCGAGGGATGCTGAATTTGCAATGACCGAATCCTTCGGGGAAGTAACCGAAGCGATCAAGATGATGAAGGAGGGATTGATCGATTATTGGGTGACACTTTCCGGCTCAAGGGCGTATATCGGGGCTTTCAAAGATATGTCCCTTGACGCCTTCAAAACGATGCAGGGATATGCAGCAGATTATATAGATGCGATCCACAACGGTTTCAACAGCATGGGAGATGCGATAACGGATTTCGCCGTTACGGGGAAACAACAGTTCTCTGACTTCGCACGTTCTGTTATTGCCGACATGATCCGGATCGCAACGCAACAGGCCGTGATCGCCCCTCTCATGCAAGCATTCCTTCCCATAACGAGTCCAGTTGTATCCCTTCTCTCTGGCGGGGGAAGGGCATCCGGTGGGCCTGTCTTGCCTGGGATGGCATATATTGTCGGGGAAAAGGGGCCGGAGTTGTTTACTCCATCCACAGCCGGGAACATTATCCCGAATGCGGGAAGCATAGATGTCGATGTTAATGTCATCAACCAATCCGGTGTCCCCATGACCGCAACGAAACGGCCACCAAGGTTCGATGGGCAGAGGTACATCCTCGATGTCGTAATGGACGGGATGAATCGAAACGTAGGAGGTATAAGAGACTTATTCGGAGGGAGATGATTTATGGAACTTACGACTTTTCTGGGCAAGCGGATTGCCCAGACGGTGTATGCGTTCCCGTTGTGGGAAACGCTTTTCATCCGCGTCCCGCAGTTTTCCCGGATCATCGAATTGGGTACGGGAAACGGCGGGTTCTCCGTTTACCTGAAACTCTGCGCCATGCGGTTTTGGGTTCCGCTGTATACATTCGATATCAGGCCATTTGAGAAGAACAAGATCACGGATGCGCTTGATCTCGAAGCGTCCTTCTCCCGATGCGACATCATGGCTGCCGAGGAAGAGATCGCCGCCCTCATCAAATTGTCCGGTCGCACGATCCTTTATTGCGACAATGGGAACAAGATCGAAGAGTTCAAGATGTATGCGAAGCATCTTAAAGTTCTCGATGTGATCGGGGTGCATGATTGGGGGGTTGAGATAAAGGATGGGGATGTGGCCGAAACGATTGCGGAGAACCATTTGCAGCACATTCCGCTGGGGGACCCGCTGGAGAAGGCAGCATACACCAAGTTCTTTATGAAGGCTTCCCCGGTGCTTCGGGTGGATGGGACGGCGAAACCCAAGGGAGTCGAGATTGGTTCGTCGGGGCCGGTTCTTATATGAACCTGTATATCCCTTCGTCCGAGGAGAAGGAGAAGTTTCGGGATTACCGCATCGTTGTCGCTATGCCCTCCGGCGGCTTCCCCGCTGTGGGGTTTGTCCGGTCCCTTGTCGATATGGTCGCCTATTCATGGAAGCATGGGTTGAGGATAGTGCGGATGGCGACCACGGAGCGCAACTGGATACATTGGGCAAGGAATATGCTTGCCGGGAAGTTGCGAACCCATGTCGATTCGGAGGACGGGCAGAAGTTCACGCACATCCTCTGGCTGGACGATGACCATACGTTCGACGCAGACACGGCGATTCGGCTGGCCGTAAACGGGGACAAGGATATGATAACCCCCCTTGTCTACCGTAGATCGGACCCGATTCTGCCTTGCGTATTCGTCTACGCGAACGATCCGAACCGGCCCTATCAGCATCACCCGATGGTCGATGTGCCGGAATCGGTCATGGAGATCGATGCGATGGGGTTTGCATTCGTCCTCATGCGCCTCGAGGTCTTGGATAAGATTCCCGAACCGCATTTCCTCATTAACCCCAACAAGGGCGAGGACATCTGCTTCTGCATGAGGGCGCGGGAGTTCGGGGTGAAGATGTATGTGGATGGGAGGGTCAAGATAAGGCATATCGGCATACCGCCGGAGATCGGATTCGATGAGCATCGGCGGTGGCTGGCGTTCAACCCGATAGAAGTCCAGGAAAGACAACTGGAGACTAATACCAAGCAGGAGGTTTGAGAGAATGGCAATCACCGGAGCATTCTGCAACTCATTCAAGAAGGAACTCTTGAACATGGAGCACACCGCGGGGGCTACTTACAGGATCGCACTCTACACTTCCGCCGCATCCCTGTCGGCAGCAACCACGCAGTATTCCGCAACCAATGAGCAGACCGATAGCGGGTCGAACTACACCGCCGGTGGGCAGACCCTCTCTGGGTTCACGGCGACCCTGATCGGCTCGACCGGGTGCCTGGAGTGGACTTCCGATCCAGCGTGGGCGACCTCCACGATCTCGGCTGATGGCGCGGTGATCTACAACGAGGATCATGCTTCCAATGCGGCCCTCTGCGTTCTGGACTTCGGCGGCACGATCACCAGCACGAACGGAACCTTCACCGTTACCTTCCCTGCGTACGACTCCACCACGGCCCTGCTTCGTATCGCATAGGTCTGGTGCCTAGAGTTCTTATCGACACCGATGGGTGGAAGATCGTTGAAGTAGATGGAATCAAGATAGAGAAAGAATGCCTTCGGTGCGGGGAATGCTGTCGGCAGAATGTTCCTAACTGCGAGCATTTTTCGGAAGATTCTGTTTTGTCGAGATGCAAGAAGCACGGGGGATGGAAACCCGTGAACTGCGTGGTCGGGCCGTTCTTAAACAATATGCCAGATGAATGTGTATATAGACGGGGGCAATAAATGGGCGGCGGATCACCGACCTATACGCAAGGGGATGCTTGGCGTTGGTATCAAGACGGCACGATGCCGACCACCGCCCTTGCGAACGAGAATACGAAGCCTACCCTTACGGATGAAAACATCATTCGGCTCCGTATGCAGATCACGGAATCCGCTGGCACAAGCGGGTCAGGCGCGTTCGATATTGAGTACCGGGAAGGCACGGGTGGAACGTGGACGAACCTTTCCCCTTCCGGCCACTTCCAGATGGCAAATGGCGGGGATACGGATGGCGGTCTGGTATCACCCCTTCTTGGATCGTCAACCTTTGCGGGGCAGTATGTTGAGGACACAACGACTTCCCGTGACGTTCAGAAGTCGAAGATCAACGAGTTCGATCTTTCCGTTCAGCCTGTAAACGGGAACTATTCGCAGGGGACGGATTATTATTTCCGCGTGATCGCCGTCGGTGCTGATGCGGTAGGTGCTCCGGCGACTTATCCGGTAGTTACCTCCCCGACGATCTCAGGGGATGCGGAAGCGACTCCTTCGGGGGTCGGGTCCACCTCCGCCCTCGGGACTGTAACGCTCTCGGCAAGCGCGAATGTAACAGTTAGTGGGGTAAGTGCGACGGCGGCGGTGGGAGAAGTCTCCGCCGGGGTGTCGGCAAATGTTACCCCTGTCGGTGTTTCTGCCTCTACCGGCCTCGGGGAACCGACCTACTCCGGCGAGGGCCGGTCGCCCCCGGATGGGGTCGAGGCGACTGCCTCAGTCGGAACCGCAACTGCTTCCGGTGATGCCCAAGTCGATGTTTCCGGTGTAGGTTCCTCCTCCGCAATAGGTGATGTAGTCGCAAGTGCCGGGGTGTCTGCAAACCCCGATGGCGTGAGTGCAACCGCATCGGCAGGAACCGCGACAACCTCTGGTGATGCGGATGTATCCCCCGATGGGGTGTCCTCCACTTCGGCTCTCGGTACGGCAGTTGCCACCGCTGGGGGATCCGGAGAAGCAACTCCCGATGGTGTTTCGGCAACTGCCGCTTCTGGCACAGTTACACTGACCGCCGATGCAGGAACTTCCCCCTCCGGGGTGTCTGCTTCCTCTGCTATCGGTACTGTCGTCGCAACGGGTGGTGGAGTAGGAGAGGCGACTCCGAACGGAGTATCTGCAACCTCTGCCATCGGTTCGATAACGACTACGGCAGATGCGAACGTCTCTCCTTCCGGAGTAGGTTCGACCTCTGCCCTCGGGACTGCCACGGCCGGAGTCTCGGCCGAAGCAACTCCTTCGGGCGTTTCCTCCACGGCATCCTCCGGCACGGCGACCACCACGGCGGATGCGAACGCGCTCCCGAGCGGAGTATCTGGTACTTCAGCCCTCGGTACGGCAGTCGCTACTGGCGGTGGTGCGGCGCAAGCAACCCCCGATGGTGTCTCTGCGACTTCGGGGATGGGCACAGCCACAGCGACCGGAGATGCAGAGGTCAGCCCCGATGGGGTATCGGCAACCTCGGCCCTTGGGACGGCCATTGCTTCTGCTGGGTCCAATGGGGAAGCAACTCCTTCCGGCGTAAGTGCAACTTCTGCGATAGGCACAGTAGTCGCCACAGGGGAACTGAACGGTAACGCCCTGCCCTCCGGCGTACAGGCGACCGGGAGCGTCGGGGCGGTCACTCAGACCGCAGATGCCCAGGTTGTCGCAACCGGGGTATCCGCTGCTTCGGCCCTCGGAACGGCTGTGGGATCCGCGGCGAACCTTGGGCAAGCCACGCCCGATGGGGTCAGTTCCCAATCTGCCATAGGGACTGTCACGACTTCCGGTGATGCCAACGTATCCCCTATCGGAAGGTTCGCGGTCGCGGCGTTCGGCAGGGTGGACGAGTACGATCCTCCTTCCTCAAAGACATTCATTCTTCCCGGATGCAAAAGCACCTACATTTTGAAAACCAACAGGCAGACATATAAACTCCCGTGAGGTAAGCCATGCCATTCGTGACGATAGATGATGCAGTCCAGCCCTCAGAAGATTGGCGTTTCGGAGTAGATTTCGTAAACCGCATCCCATCTGGAGTAACTGTTCAGACGGTAGATTCCGTGACCGTCACGGATACCGCCGGTACGGATGTTTCATCTACAATTCTCGTCGCCGCTTCCGAACAGGTTGATGCAAGTGAGACTTCTGCTTCCGCAAGATTTCACTCATTCACGAACGGCATGACATACAAGGCTACGTTCAAGGTTTCCTTGTCGGATGGTCAGGACCGGGAAGGGGATCTCATCATCCCCACCAAGGAGTCGTAGATGGCGACTTGGCCTTCCATCCCATACCCGTCTTATGGGTTTTCATCGGAGGTTTATTTACCTCAGATACGAACGGAGTTCGACGGCAACTATGTGCAGTCCAGAAAAAGGGCAACGAGAGAGATCCGTAGATGGCAACTGAAATGGAACGTATTGACCGAGGCGAACTACCAGACCCTCGAGACGTTCTTTATCACGAACCAGGGGGATTCGTTTACCGGAACAGATTCCATTAC